ACAACGTCTCGATCACTGGCGGTTCGATTGGTAGTAGTGTGTTAGTCAATTTGACTAACGCTACAGGTAATATCAGCGGAGGCACTTACTAATGCCTGTTATCCTTCTCAAAAAGAGTGACACCCCGGCGGCAGTGCCAACCGGTTCTAACCTGACGAATCTTGCCGGTGGCGTCGAGGTCGCGGTTAACACCGCCGACCGTCGTATGTTCACCATGACGTCGGCCAGTGCGGTTGTAGAGTTGGGAACCAACCCGTCGTCTATTACTATTACGAATGTTAACGGTGGTGCACCGGCCAACGGCGAACTGTTGATCGGTAACGGAACCGGGCTAACTCGTTCCACGATCACCGCTGGCACCGGTATCGCAATCACGAATTCTACCGGCAGTATCACGATCGCGACCAGCGGCGGCGGTCTCCCAACGGTAGAAGTCACTGCTTCTACCTCAATTACCGCCGCCGTTAACAAACATTATGTTTTGACTGCTGCAACCGCAGCGACGGTGACTCTTCCGGCTTCGCCGACGATTAGCGATACGATCTACGTAACGGTAGCAAACGGACTAACGACGAATGTCGTAGCGCGTAATGGTAAAAACATTCAGGGTTTGGCTGAGGATCTGACGCTCAATGCGACTTATGCCTCGGTACAGCTTCGATACTCAGACGCAACTGAAGGATGGATCTTCGCATGAGCACTTTTTCTCAGTTTGTTAACCCAACCAATGTTAACGCTACGTCTACTTCCGTTTTCACAAGCTCTGGCACGTGGGTAGCTCCTTCTAGCGGCTGGGCCAACATGCTTGTAATCGGTGGCGGTGGCGCGGGTGGTGTAGTAACCGGGGCATCAGGTCGCTCTAATAGAGCGGCTGGTGGTGGTGCGGGTGGTCTTGCTTTTAAAAGAATTTATGTATCTTCAGGGCTTTCGCTAACAGTTACGGTAGGTGCTGGTGGGACTGTAGCTACGCAAACTGTTGCGACTGCCGTAATCGGTGGAAACGGTGGAAGTTCTTCCATCTCAGGCACTGGGTTCACTACTATTTCTGCTAATGGGGGTAGTGGTGGTGGCGCTAGTAATTCTATAGCACCCTCTACTACTGTTAGCGGTGGAGCCGGAGGGACCGCCAGCGGCGGGGATCTTAACTACACTGGTGGAGCCGGTGGAAACATCACCAACCCCGGCGGAAGCGGCACAACTCGATATATGGCTACAGGCGGCGGCGCAGTCAATTTTTACGGTACTGCGTATAACGGCGGCAACATTACTGCATCGACTAACCTCACCGTAATTGCGACTGGAGGTGCGGGATGCGGGGGTAGTGGCGGTAACAGAACTTCAGCAGGAGGAGATGGCTTTGGCACTGGTGGAGGTTCTGCTCAACAAGTATCAAACGCTCCATCGGATTCTAATGTAACTCTTCCTGCCGGTGGTGGTGTTAGCAATGGTTATTATGTAAGCGGTGCCGTTTCAAGCGGTGTGGCAAATTTTCAAAATTATGTTGGCGTTTCTATGGACCTGTATCCGGGCGGTTACGGGTCCAGTCAACTTGCAGGACAAAGCGCCGGAGTGGGATATACCGGTGGTGGTGGTGGTGGGTGCGCCGCAGATAATTCAGGAGGACCGTTTACTGCTGGGCGATCTTATGCATACGGTGGCGGTGGTGGCAGAGCTACCAATTCTTCTTCAGGTGGAGTTGCAAGTACGACAGGTGGAAGTGCTGACTTTGGTGGCGGTAGTGGCGGTCTTGCCACAGCGTCCAGTGGAAATGACGTAGCTCCATCAACAGGCACTGGGCTTGTAATCATTTCTTTTCAGGCGGTTTAAAATGATTTACGAAATACTTGATGATAATGGTAACGTCGTAAACACGATCATTGCCGATGAAGCATTTGTACAGGCAACTTATCCGGGTCACTACCGATTGGTCGGTCCGGTGCCGGAGCCTTACGTGCCGCCTGTCATCACCAAAGTGGCGTTTATCTCTCGGTTCACGCCGGAGGAGTACGTTGGTATCGTTAGCGCAACCAAGACCGATGTTGAGGTTCAGGCTTGGTACGACTTGTTCCAAGCAGCAGCAACGGTGAAATTGGACGACCGACGTACTATCGCGGGTGTTAATTCATTCGTGACAAAAAATCTTCTGACCCAAGAACGTGCTGACCAAATTCTAACAGCTCCGGTAAAGCCTAACGAGAGACCGTTAGGTAATTCATTATGATGACTCTCGTCAGCACGTTTCTTTCATTTTTGGCAGGTGGGCTGCCTAAAATCCTGCAAATTTTTCAAGACCGGCAGGATAAAAAACATGAGTTAGCCCTCGTCGCTGCTCAAAAAGAACGCGAGCTAGCTCTGGCTGAACGAGGGTTCATCGCTCAGGCGCGAGTTGAAGAGATCAAATTAGAACAGGTTCAAGTGCAAAGTGCGGCTGAAGAGCGGGTTGCTCTTTACCAACACGACATGGAAATCGGCAAAGGTGCGTCACAGTGGATGATTAATCTGCGCGCTTCAGTACGTCCAGTTGTGACCTACATTTTTGTGTTAGAACTAGTTGCACTCAACATCGCAGGTGTATGGTACGCCTATACGACAGGTATCCCGTTTGCCGTTGCGATGGAGAATGTGTTCTCTGATGATGAAATGTTGATTTTAAGCAGCATAATTGCATTTTGGTTTGGGACTCAGGCTTTTGGCAAGAAGTGAAAGTCAGTCAGGCCGCAATTCAAATGATAAAGCACCACGAAGGAGTGAGGACTAAGCCTTACCGCTGCCCGGCTCTTTTGTGGACGGTCGGCGTAGGTCATGTGATTGACCCGAGCCATGCCGCGGTGAAGTATGAAGAGCGCAAGAATTTACCGATACCCGCAGGCTGGGCTCGCGTCCTCACGATGGACGAGGTGGATACTTTACTTGCTCAAGACCTTGGCCGGTTTGAGCGTGGTGTGGTTCGACTTTGCCCTGCTGCTGTTGGCCGTCAGGGAGTCTTTGATGCTCTCGTATCTTTTGCGTTTAACGTCGGGTTAGGAAATTTGCAGCGATCTTCGCTCCGTATGAAAACTAATCGCGGCGAGTTTGAAGAAGCAGCTGACGAGTTTCTAAAATGGACTAAAGCGGCGGGTCGCGTTCTGCCGGGATTAGTCAAACGTCGTAACGACGAGCGAGCGTTGTATTTAACTGGAGTTGCGTAATGCCCGCAGCAATGACTTACACAAGTCTGAAGTCAGACATCCGCAACTACCTTGAGCGCGGTAGCGTTACCGACCCGATCGTTTACGAGCAGATCCCTCGGCTAATTACGCTAGCCGAGCGTAGAATCGCACGTGAACTGAAGTTACAAGGGTTCCAGACCGTAGTAGTTACGAACCTTCAAGCAGGACTCGCGGTTTACCCCAAGCCGGATCGCTGGCGTGAAACTATCAGCGTGAACATCGGCACGGGCGTGACTAACAACACACGCACGCCGGTGTTCTCGCGTTCATACGAATATGTCCGTAACTACTGGCCTGATGAGTCGCAGACCGACACACCAGAGTTTTACGCCGATTATGACTATCGTCATTGGATCCTTGCGCCGACCCCGGACGCAGCATATCCGATGGAAGTGTTGTATTATGAACTCCCCCCGCTGCTAGATGACTCGACTGAGACTAACTGGCTGAGCGAGTTTGCTCCTAACGCGCTGCTTTATGCCTCGTTAGTCGAAGCCACTCCGTTCATCAAAGATGATCAGCGAGTTCAACTGTGGCAAATGTATTACGACCGGGCTATCTCTGCTCTGAACGGAGAAGATTTAGCTAAGATACTTGACCGGTCGGCGACCCGGAATGAGGTTTGATAAATGACGACGTACACCAATGTTTTTGGCGGGCAGAACATTTACCCAAGCCAACTGTCTTACCGGGCGATTACGCTTTCGGCAAACGTCACGTTAGACTGGCCGCTTGAGACCTCTGCCACAACTAACATCGTCGCCGATATTATGGACGTCACCGCGACGTCTGCCGGTTACACAATCCGTATGCCAAGCGCAGCGGAAGGTTCAAACGGTCAGTCGGCGCTGTTTAACAACGTCGGTGCGAACTCTTTCAACGTCGCTGATAACGGCGGTAATGTTATTTGCACCGTTGCTTCCGGGCAGACGTTTCAGGTTTATTTGACGAGTAACGCGACGGTCAACGGTGTTTGGCGATCATTTCAATTTGGTGCGTCGACTGCCGCTGCTAGCGCCGCTGCGCTGGCTGGGTACGGTATTAAAGCGATCGCAACTACGCTCAACCAGTCGTCACCGGTTACGCAAATCAGCACCACGTACACTGCGGGTGCGGCTGACCGAGCGAGCACGATTGTGTGGACGAGCGGCCTCGGTACGCTCGCTATCACCGCCGCTGCTACACTCGGTAACGACTGGTTCGTCATGGTGCGTAATGCGGGTACGGGTGATTTAACTGTTGACCCGAACAGCTCCGAGCTCATTAACGGCGCAACCACTTTAACACTTGCGCCGGGTGACTCGGCTATTATCGTTTCTAACGGTACGCAGTTTTACACCGTAGGTTACGGTCGTAGCTCCGCGTATGCGTTTACGCTGTTAACTATCAATGTGGCTGGAAGCGGTAACTACACGCTCGCTACTAACGAACTCAATTACACAGCTTACGTGTTTACCGGTGCTCTAACCGGTAATCGTGAAATCATTGTACCTTCTACGGTACAACAGTATTGGATTACAAACAACACGACAGGGTCGTTTACGCTCGGTGTTCGCACCGCGGGCCAAGCGAGCCCCGGTGTGTTGATTGCTCAAAACTCAAGAGCGATCTTTTACTGCGACGGTACGAATGTTGTTGACGCCGACACAAACACGATTTCTATACCGGTCACGATCGCGCAGGGCGGCACCGGTGCTACCACGGCGAGCGGTGCTCGCACGGCGCTCGGAGCGACGTCTGTCGGCGACGCAGTGTTCATCGCGGCGAACCCGGCAGCAGCTCAAATCGCGCTCGACCTTGACCCGATCAAGGGTGGAACCTACTGATGCCTTTGCAGCCGATGATCATTCGTTCCGAACCCGGTATCAAACGGGACGGAACGAAGTTCGAGGGTAACAACTACGTTGACGGCCAATGGGTTCGTTTTCAACGCGGATTGCCTCGCAAAATCGGCGGCTACCGATTGCTAACGCAGAATATTGGTGGGTTGGCTCGCGGCATTCATACGCACAATCATGATGCGCTAACTTATGTTCACATAGGTAACTCGTTCGGCATATCGCGATTTACGTTAAATAAAAGCGCTCAAGCCTCACCGATTACTGACCGTACTCCTGCTGGATATGTCAGCAACGAAGACGTAGTATGGACTTTTGACGTTGCGTATAATACTTCCAACGATCAAAACGAAATTATTGCTCATGTTGCTAAAAACCTTGAAGATATATCAAACGACGACAACGGCGCGGTATACATCGGTTATGACAACGGAACCTCACCATTAACCCTTGTACCGGCAGTAACCGTGTCTGGCGGTATTGTCGTGCTCGATCCGTACGTTTTCGCTTACGGTAGCGACGGGTTTGTGCAGTGGAATCGGCCCGGATTCCCTGAAGATTGGAGCGGTAGCGGTTCAGGTAACGCTCGCATAACCAGTCAGAAAATTGTTAAAGCGTTACCGCTACGCGCTGGCGCGGGTAACGCTCCTGCTGGACTTTTCTGGTCCTTGAACGCACTCGTGCGCGCTTCTTTTGTAGGCGGCGCGCCGGTATTTCAGTTTGACACTATCACTTCCCAAACATCAATACTGTCTTCACAGAGCGTGATTGAATATGACGGTATTTATTTTTGGTGTGGTGTAGACCGGTTCCTCATGTTCAACGGTGTGGTGCGTGAAGTGCCAAACAATTTGAACCTGAACTGGTTTTATGACAATCTTAATTTTGACCAGCGTGAAAAAGTATTCGCTGTCAAGATTCCCCGCTGGGGTGAGATTTGGTGGTGTTTCCCGTTCGGTAACGCAACCGAGTGCACCCATGCGGTGATTTATAACGTGCGTGAGAATACATGGTACGACACGGTGCTACCGGATAGCGGTCGAACTGTCGGTCAGTACGCGCAGGTGTTTAACTCACCTATCATGGTGGGAGCCGCTTCGATCACCGAAGTCGGCAATCGCATTACTGAAGCGAGTGATAACCGTATTACAGAAAACGGTAACAACCGCGTCATTAACGACCCAGTTTACTTCACCGTTTGGCAGCATGAGTTCGGCGCGAACAAAATTGAAGGTACGACCGTTTCACCTGTGCGGTCATATTTTGAGACTGCAGATATATCCTTAGTAGCCTCGCCAAACAACCCGCAGAACATGGCTATGCGTGTCGAGTATATTGAGCCTGATTTTGTTCAAAGTGAGAACATGACGGTTCAAATTACGGGCCGAGCAAACGCTAAAGCTGGTGAAGTGACGAGCGACCCGCAAACGATTTATGCGACTCCGTCTACTCCGCAAGAACAGTTAGTTTATTTCCGTGAAATACGGCGCGAGCTGCGCTTCGTATTTGAGAGCAACATCGTAAACGGTGACTATCAAATGGGTCAATGTATTGCTCACGTTGAACCGGCCACCGGTACGGTGCTCGGCGAGGTAGCCTCGTGAGTCGGCTCACCGATCCACGGTTCGTTGAACTGCGAGACTGGGCAGACTTCACGGTTTTTGATCTTGAAAATTATGGTCCAATCGCTCAGTTGCAGGATACAAGTGAGTGGCAAAGCTGGGCAGCAGGTATAATTAGCATTAACGGTATATCGCAACAAAACCCGCCGTCTCCGTACGGTTATACTGACTGGCGTGAATGGGCGATGCGTTTTTACGAAATGTTAGATTAGGTGAAACATGGATACTTTTCCTCTCAGCCGACCGCTCACCCTTGACGAGTTTGTCAAAGGTTACGCTGATGGTGGTGCCGTGGGTGTATCATCGCCGGTCGATTTAGATACTAGACTTCCGGGCGGTAGCGACAAACCGTTGATGCAACAACTCTACGAAGACGGCCTCGTAACCGAGCGAGAATATCTTGATTGGTTGGCTGAGAGCAGTAACCAGTCGGCGGCTGAGCCAGACATATTTGTTGAAGGTTTCATTCCTCCTGCTGGTATGGAGGTCGGTCAAGGCTCTTACGACGACATGCAGAAATTAATGGCTCGGCTGTCGTTGATGCCTTCAGACGCTTTGTCTGGGCTTACCGCAACTAGTTTTGCCGACCCCAATGTGGCCGCATCTGCTCAGTTTCGATCAGACACTCGCGCAGGTCTCGGTAGTCAAGGCTCGTTGTATGAAGAAGGTGCGCTTGAAGCAGCAAAAGCCTCGGCAGCTAACCCGACGCAAGGTATCTGGTCGGCTGGGTTTCAGCAGTTACTTGCAGAAGACCCGACCGTTCAAGCCGAAATTCAAGCCAAGTCTGCTCGTGATCTTGCTAAACTTGCAGAAGTCGAAGCAGATTATGACGTCATGAAACCGCTCAGTGATCTGCTGAAGGCCGGTAAATTCGACGAGGCATTTAAATACGCCGAAGAACAAGGCGTGACCGACAAATTGATGAACCCAGAGTCTCTGCGTGAATTGCGCCCTGCATTTACGCAAGACGAAATGAAAAAGTTCTTCGAGGCGGTTCCTTCTGACTATGCGGGCGGCAAATACGATTTCAAACCGGGGGTAGGCGTATCCGAAAGTTCGGATCCGTTTGGCACCGGTACGAGCATGGAACTCGCTTTTCCTGACGCGACTAGAGCGTTTAAGCGGAAAGACGACAAAACTATTCAAAATCTCGCTATTGCTGGCGCCCTCGGTATGCTTACCGCGGGTCTTGCGCCGGGGTTATTTGGCACGGCGGGCGGCGGGGCGACAGCTGGCGGCGCAACGGCTGGAGGCGCAGCTGCCGGAAGTTCTGGTCTCGGCGCATTGACGGGCGTGATTCCGACGGGTCTTGTTCCGGGTACCACTGCCGCTGCGGTGGCCGCTGCTGGCGCCCCGTTAGCCGAAGTGGCTATCATCGCGTCCAAATTAGCGTTAAGTATTCCACAAGCAGCCGCTCTAGTTGGTTCTGTTGGTCTCGGTGCTGCTCAAGCAATGGCGGGAGGCGCAACCACCCCCGCTACCGCCGCTGCTCAGCCGCCCGCGTCACCCCCGAGCGATTTAGCCGAAGTGGTTGTTACCGGCAAACGGGCGCTGGATCCGGCTTTATTAGCACTTGGTCCGACGAGTCTTGCATCTACAAATTTAATACGCGGTATGAGCGATGTCCCTGTTGACATTTACGGTCAGCCAGAAGCTATCGAAACTACAGAGCCTACTGAAACCACTGAACAAGTAAAAGAAGAACCCTTTAAAGATCGACTTGACGAAGTGATTGTCACCGGTAGCAAATATAAACCCGGACTTCTCGACTTGGCGACTATCGGCACCGGCGGTTTAACCGCTGCTGAATTGCTTAAAGGGTTTACCGAACCCACGCTTCGACCGTACGAAGAATTGCCGCCAGAAGGTGAACAACCGGTAGAAGAGGAAGTGGTGGTTACCGGCAATAGACCCCCGCCGATCGATCTAACTAAACCGGCTTTAGTGCTTGGTGGTGGCTTGACGGCGGCTGAATTGCTGAAAGGGTTTACACAGCCCAAGGTAGATCCATTGACCGGCGAGACGAAACAACCGCCTAAAACTGAGCAAGAGCTCGACAAAATTCAAGATGCTCTCAAAACAGGTGCTACGATCCCCGGCACGGCAACACTGGCCGACCGATTTAAAAGTTTGCTTGACAAATACGGCACTGTTGAAAACGCACTCAAATTGCTAGGAGCTGCTAGCGGTTTAGGTGGAACCGGAGGCGCGGGTGCTGGTGTAGGTGCCGGTGGTGAAGGCTACGACCCCCGCAGGAGTGCGGGCGCAGGCGCTTGGATTGACTGGGAAAAGGTTAAAGCCGAGGCAGACGCCGCCGGTATGAACCTGAATACCTACACTGCTCAGAATTGGAACAAGATTCAAAATCGTGCGCTCGAGGCTGGTGCTCCGCAAGCAGTTGCGCCGACAACGCCGCAGGGCTATAATTCAACGGACTTTAACAGTCCCAATTTTGACATGTTAAAGTACCTTGAAGAGTACCAGCCCGCTCCGATGTCGCGTGGCGGTATGTCAATGGGTAACCGGGTTAAAGGGCCGGGAGACGGACGTGAAGACCTCATTCCTGCGTTGTTAAGCGATGGTGAATACGTGATTGACGCGGAGACCATGGCGCTGCTCGGTAACGGTTCAACTGATGCCGGGGCTAAGGCGATGGACAGTTTCCGTCAAGAGATACGTAGACACAAGGGCGCGCAACTGGCTAAGGGTGGTATCAGCCCGAACGCTAAATCCCCGCTGCAATATTTGAAGGGTAAATAACATGGCTAGTTTGCTGCAAGGCTCTCCCGGTACCACCTCGCAAACCGTTACGACGCAGACCCCGCCGTGGATGCAGGATGCGATTTATAACACGGTTTCTTGGGCACAAAACCTCGCTAACAAACCGTACTCCGCTTACGAAGGGCCGCGGCTAGCCGGTTTCACACCGATTCAACAACAAGGAATGCAAGCCACGCTCGGCGCGGCAGGTGCGTTCCAACCGTTCCTCGGCGCATCAATGGGTACGCTCGGGCAGGCCGCTGGTAAAAGCGCCGCCGGAGCTGCTGAGGGTGCGTTCGGTAAAGCGGAGGGTATGAGCGGGGCGGGGGCCGCGCAGCCTTACCTTGGTCAAGCCGCGGGATTGAGCGCCGCAGGTGCGGCTCAACCATTGATGATGCAAGGTGTCAAGCCGATTGAAATGGCCGGACAAGGTAGTGCTACGGGAGCAGCCTCGCCGTTCATTCAACGTGCTTTGGGAGAGTCACCGTTAGCCGCGGCTCAACCTTATTTACAACAGGCCGCGCAGACGTTCCCCGGCGCTGTTGAACAATACATGAGCCCGTACACTAAAAACGTGGTCAATCAGATCGCGGATGTTGGTGTGCGACAGTTACAAGAGAAGTTTCTCCCGGCGATCGGTGAAGAGTTTATCCGTGCCGGTCAGTTCGGCGGTTCACGGATGGGTGAGTTCGGTGCTCGTGCACTGCGCGACGTGCAAGAAGGCGTGCTGGCTGAACAGGCCAAGGCGCTACAAGCGGGTTATGGTCAGGCGGCTGATATCTTCGGTCAAGACGTCGCTCGTCAAGCTCAGTTGGCGGGTACTGCCGGACAACTCGGCGGCGCGCAACAACGCGCTCTGCTTGAAGCCGGACAGACGACCGGACAACTGAGTACCTCTGATCTGCAGCGTCTTTTGCAGAGCGGTGTAAGTATCGCTGACATTGGTCAAACGTATGGTGCGTTAACCGCTCAAGACGCGAGTAAATTGGCCAACATTGGTCAAATCACCGGTCAGTTAACCGGACAAGACGCGGCGCGGTTAGTTGACATCGGCAGTGCCCGCGGCCAGCTCACTGCTCAAGATGCGGCTAACCTTCGTGCGATTGCTCAACAGCAAGGCGCACTCGGCGAGATGGCGCAAACGCTCGGCCTGCGCGGAGCAGAATCTATTTACGGTGTTGGTCAGAAAGAACAAGACATGGCTCAAAAGGCTCTTGACCTTGCTTACCAGCAGTATCAAGAAGAGACGAAATACCCGTACCAGCAGCTGGCGTTCCAGTCTGACATTATTCGCGGGTTCCCGGCGAGCTCAACCGGCACTACGCAAACGAGCTCTACGATTGACAGGCCGCCTGAAGGGTCTGATCTACAGAAAATTTTGGCGGGCCTTACGGGTGCAACCGCTCTTTATAAGACTTGGAAGGGAACCTAAATGACTAACTTCCTTTCTGTTTACGGCACTGATGAAGAAGGCGACGAGGAGACCACCGCGGCTGAGCCCGGTACAATCCCGACCACGTCGGCCGATCGACTCGTCGAGTTGTTTAACAAATACTATAGCGGTCCGGGTTACGGCACGAAGTTAGAAGAGGCTCGCAAGAAGCGCGAGGGTCTGCTAACTGATTATCAAAAGACGCTCGAGCAGGCGTCTGATGTTGAAGGTGGCGAGCCCTCAAAGGCTGAACTTTACTACCGCCTTTCTGCTGCGTTCGGTGATCCCGGTAAAACAGGCAGTTTCTATGAGGCTTTAGGCCGCGCCGGTGGCGTAGCCGCAGAGTACGAAAAAGAGAAGCGTCTTGCCCGGCGCGAGCGTGCGCTCGGCGGTTTGAAAACTAAGGCTGAAATGCAGCGCCTTGGTATCGAGGCCGCGGGTACTGACATCGGCGCGTATCGCCAACTAGCTGAGCAAGAGCTCCAGGATCGCACCGGTATCCTTAAAGAGATCGCCAAGGCGGGTGGGGAAAACAAACCGGCTTCGGCGCTGGGTAAGCAGGCTCAGGATGAAGGCTTCAAACCCGGTACTCCGGAGTTCACCGAGCGCGTTAAAGAGCTCGCAGAGCAACAGCGAGAAGCGGGTCAATCGCGCATTGATGCGTTAATGGGTAATCTTGCGCTTTCACAAAGCCGACTCGCATTGGCTGAAGGTGAAGCCACCCGTAAACGAGAAGCATTGTCTCCGCAAGAGATTAAAGAAGTTTGGCGGCTTGATCCGTTGATCGCGGCTGCTGAGCAGAACTTGAATAAGCTCCAGCAAGCGCTACAATATAACGAGTTAGCGTTCGCGATGGATCCCAAGACTAATGCCGCAGAATGGGCGCAGTATCAAACTACGCAACAGCGCGACCCCAAAAACAAACGGGTTATCGCTACGAACATTTTGCGAAATTTGATGAAGGCTCAAAGTCTTGGTAGTCTTAAAGAAACTTTTGGCGGTTCTGGTATTACAGACTCTGAGCGTATTGCGTTGGATGCGCTCCAAGGTATGTCTGGCGCAAGTAAAGAAGAGCGCGAAATCATTATTAAACAGGCTCTTGAAGCTCAGAAAGCCCGCTTAACTCAATACAAAGATCAACGTAAAGGTATTTACGAAGGTCGCTACACTCGCCGCGTTCCGGAAACTGGAGCACCGTAATGGCTAATGACGCAGTTAATACTGTCCGTGCGGTGCTCGGCCAAGGACTCGCAATGGGTTTTGGTGACGAAGCCGAGGCGTGGCTCCGGTCTAAACTCGGTGACGAAGAGTACGAAAACGCGCTCAAAGAGATCCGTGGTGAGTACGGCACTTTTGCTAAAGAGAGCCCGTATTTACAGGTCGGTGGTGAGTTTGTAGGTAGCGCGGTTCCCGCGGTTGCGTCCATGCTCGTGCCCGGTGCTCAGGCTACTGCTCCGGGCGCTCTAGCGCGTATGACCGTTCCGTTAACCCGTTTACTGGGCCTCGGTAAAACTGCCGGACAACGTACCTTCGGGCAGAACCTCGCTCGTGTTACCGGTGCTAGCACCGCGCAAGGTGCGGTCTCCGGTGCGGGTACGGCTGAAGAAGGCGGTCGCGGTCAGGGTGCTTTCATCGGCGGTTTGACGGGCGGTGCTATTGGAGCGACACTGCCGGTCCTCGGACAGTTTGGAGCGGGAACAAGCCGACTCCTGCGGGAAACCGTAGTACCTTCTACCGAGAAGGCTAAAGAGTGGGCGATTGACAAACTCCGCATGGCGCTTGATCAAACTAACCCAGCTGAAATTAACCGCCGCGTAGCAGAAGACCTCCGTATGGGAGTGCCGCCTGCTATCGCTAACGTCACACCGGGTACGATGCAACTCGCTGAGACGGTAGTTCAGCGCGGTGGGCAGGCGGGACGTGATCTTGAAGAAGTGATTGCTAAACAGCAAGAGGCTTCACGCGGGCGAGTAGCAACTAAAGTTAAAACCGAAGTCAGCCCAAAGAACTTTTTCGTTGAGCAGAAAGATATGCTCAAAAATCTGCGTGCGAACGCAGACACCGCGTACGATGCCGCTTACGCTGTGGGTGAAATTAACGATCCGGTTATCAATCGCATCCTTACCGATCCCAAGTTTAAAAGCGCATTTGAAAGCGGTAAAGAAATACTCGCTAGCCACCGCCTTGCGGCCGAGTTAAAACCCGGCGGGGATCCTAGTAAGTTCATTCTGCGTGAAATTTACGACCCGCAAACGGGTCAAATGGTTTCTTTACCAGATGTTAAAACGCTAGATTACATCAAGCAGGGCATAGACGAAACGATTGAACAGTTGTTTAGCAGCGGTAAGTCTAAGCAGGCTTACGCGCTTAAAGATGTTCGTGAACAGTTCGTAAATCGCCTTGATGAGCTCGTGCCAGAATACAAGGCTGCTCGCGCCCAATATGCGGGTGATATTGAAGTGCTTGATGCTCTTAACAAAGGGCGAGCCGATTTCAGTAAAATGGCTCCGGAAGAAGTCGCCGATTACATGGCGGTAGCCTCGCAGGGTGAAAAAGAGGCTTTCCGCATCGGTGTAGCACGCAACCTTTACGACACCATCGCTAAACCTACTCAAAACATCAATGCGGCTCAACGCTTAATCGGCGGCCTCACCCGACCCGAAGCCATCGGTACTATTTTTGATTCACCTGCACAACGAGACTTTTTCCTCGCCGCACTTGAGCGCGAGAACCAAGTTTACAAGGCGGCTAATCGCATCCTGTCAGGTTCGCCTACAGCGCGCCGACAAACTATGAAAGGAGAGCTCGAGCGCGGTGATAGCGTCATGGAAGGCGCGGCTAACACTTTCACGCAGGGCGGCTGGATGAACTCGCTGCTCAACTCAGCCGCTAACCTCATCCGCAAGGGCGTCCCGGATTCGTATTACGAAGAGCTCAGCAAACTACTAGCCTCGGGTGACCCGGCTGAAGTCGCTGCTGCGGTTAAACTTATTGAAGAGCTTGAGCAAAAGCTCGCTGGTAGACAGGCTCGGCTCGGTGTTCGGCAGGCCGCGTACACGAGCGGTACGGTCGGCGCGATGGCTCCGGCCCCGCCGTCTGAAGAGCTGGGCGAACTACCGGAAGACATGTCTTTCACAGCGCCGGTATACCCAACCGTTGAATCGGAAACGGAAGAAGAGGAAGAGCTCCCGCTACCGTAGTTTATCGTAAAGCCACCGGGCCATGAGGAGCGCCTCAGCCCGGTCGGAATGCTTCTTCAAGTGTAACTGAGCGGTAGGAAACATCCGCGTGGCTAGCGACCGACTCTGCTCTTTGTCGCTAGTGAGATTGAAGTGTTTTTTCCACGTAACCGGCGACACATAAGTCAGTTCAAACTGGCAGGCCGCCGCTGCTGCCCGAGCCGCGCCGAAACTGTCGCCCAAACTGAACACAGAAGATACTCCCTGCCCCGGCATCGCGTTAACTCGCTCTAGCACGACGCTAACGGTCGCACCCTGCGGTACGTGTTGCCGGAGCAGGAAGATCAGTCCCGCGGGGTCTACTTCGTTTTTAACACTACCCGAACCCTTGGCAACTATCGGCATGTCGTAAACGGCTACGAGAGCTCCTGTGTTCAGGATACCAATCGCTCCGCTCAGCCCGGGATCAATCCCGATAGTGATCATAATGCCTCGTAGTGCTCACAGCCTAACCGTTGTCGGTCAATGCTGAGTGTTTCCTTGTTCAACTCGCAGACCCATTTACCTTCCTCGCCCGGTGTGCACATTGAACATGTACGGCAGTGCCGCAGTGGTTCAACCTGCCGGGTACAAGCCTGCTTCATACCGCAAAACTTACACCCAAACGCCGAGCCGTCATCACTGATTCCGGCAGGACGTAACCGAGCCTCGGTTAGTTTTTCAATTTTACCTAACAGTTTTTTCTGTTCGTCTTTGTCTTCTTTGATGCGTTCAATGTAGAACTGCTCATCATCTTTACATACCGCGACGTAAAGTGCTCGCGTCATTTTACTCAGCGCCATCGAGGTCTGCACCTGCGCATAATGCTCAGGTTTACCCTCCCGTACACCTTTCTTGATTACACCGGAAAAACTGTTTTTGTTATGCGTCTTAATTTCAAGCACGTGCGGCTTGTTTTCAGACTCCGGAACACCTTTGATGATGCCGTCAATTTTAGTTATAAAATGACCGGTCTCATCTTTGAACTCAAACTGTTTACCCGTTTCCGGGTCGCGATCCCAAACAGAAAACCCGGCCCGTCGCAGGTCGGCGACGATGCGCTCTTCCTGCTGATGACCTGTTTCAAATAACCTGAGCATACGGCCATCAAACTTCTCACGGGCAAACCCGCGCCAATCAAGCCAAACATGCCGGAAGCATTCTTGACCTATAAAAGACGAACCTAACCGACCCAAGTAAAGGTCTGGGTTCTCTTTTGATTTGACGATAGCGCCGTAGATACGTTCAATGATCACCTGCTCGGGCCGTGGAGGTATGGCTACCATCTTTGGCTCCTGTTGAAAAGGGGTACTTGCGCCTCATAATCGCGTTCCCCCTCCCGAGTTAATCCCAAGGATTCGCCGACTTAGCCGCTGGCGCGGCGGGGCTTTGCCGTGCCGGTGACTTTGCCGGAGTCGCCTTGGGCTTCTCCTCAGCCTGATCAAACAGGAAAACCTTGATCTTGTTGCTCGGGCCGTAAGTGTCGCGAGCGGGTTCAACCGCCACAACCGCCTTGAACGAGCGGCCGATTAATTTATCGGTGTCGTCGGCTTGCGGCATACCGCAGGCGGTCGCCCACGAAACCAACTGTTGACGACCGATCGTTTGAGCCTTTTCGCTCGGGTTGTTGATGTTGAAGTTCTGCCAAACGTAGCGTCCGGCGTGTTCACCCTTGACGACCTCGTACTTCACCTTGATGTACGAGCCGTCGCCGCGGGCGGTCGGTTTTTCCTCGGCCTCAAGCGCCTGCAGGACGTACTCACCCTCCGGTATGGGGTCACGACTGACCACACCACCGACCTCAACCTCACTCACGTCAAAACCAAATTTAGCCATGATTATATACTCCAGTTATTCCACAATAGGGATGTGTTTTTTCAGGTTATCAATCGTCATCTCAATCTCATCCGGGCAGTTGTACCGGTTTTTAGCCGCGTACGCCGGGTTTTCAACAAAATGCAGTAACCGCTCACCGGTTGTAACACCGCGAGTTTTCTGGTTGTTGAACCCGGTGTCCGTTTTACGGATGATGACCTTGAACGCTGCGAATGCGATAACGTCGCACCACTCCTGCAGGAGCGCGTTGCAGCGGTTCGGGAGCTTAGGTTGATACCGATCATACGGCTCGGTACGGGGATCCTCGAACCGTACCACCGCCGAGTGCGCGATCAACACGATGTTCATGTTACGCTTGCTACGCAACACGTCGAGCCCTTGCAGAATCTCACGGAACTCTTCCGCGATCAACATCTGCCCCTTACCGTAAGCCAAATCTTTGGCTTCGTGATTTTCCTCGACGTTTTGCGTGATGAGCGGCTCAACGAGCCAATCAACCGAGTCGATGACCACGGAGCCAAAGATTT